GAGATCCTGAAAGGCCTACACGATTTTACGGCTACGACGGGGAATGCTTTTAAACTAGCGCTATATGACAACGAAGCAACTTTAAGTAAATCAACAACTGCTTTTCAACAAACTGACGAAGTAGCAAACTCAGGAACTTATTCTGAAGGTGGTGGAACATTAACATCTGTAACACCAACTTTGTCATCAGATACTGCTGTGTGTGATTTTTCACCTGACTTATCATTTACAAGTGCAACTATTTCTGCACAAGCTGCTGTTATTTATAACAGCTCAACTGTATCTGGTTTGACTACAAACGCTGCAGTTTGTGTTCTTGATTTTGGTTCGGTTAAATCTTCAACTGCTGGTACGTTTACAATTACGTTTCCTGCTGCTGAATCAACCGCTGCAATCATAAGAATAGCATAAGGAGATAAAACATGGCCTCTATCCAAGGATGGGGCCGAGAAACTTGGAACAGTGGTGCCTGGTCCCAACAAGCACCTGTATCTGTTACAGGTATTGGCCTCACGTCATCTGCAGGTACTGAGACAGTAACCACTGACCAAAATATATCTGTATCAGGTAACCCACTTACCTCTACAGCTGGAACCGCTGTTGCTACAGGTATAGCAAATGCCACTATTACAAATGGTGCTTCTGCAACTTCAGCAAGAGGCGATGTTTCATTATCAACAGATCAAAATATATCTGTATCAGGTAACCCACTTACGTCATCTGTAGGTGATGAATCTACAAGCGTAACAAAAACCACAGGTTGGAACCGTGATACTGATATCAATACTGGTGGATCTATAGGTTGGAGTGAACAACAATGGGGCGCTGTAGGTGGTTCATTTGCATTAACTGGTCAACCTATGACCATAAGCACAGGCGATGAGGCTGTTGCGACAGATCAAAATATATCTGTATCTGGAAACCCACTAACATCTACAACAGGGACTTTTGCAATTTCAGGTGATGGTCAAACTACAGTCGTTGTTGGTGCTGACACCGCTATGCAGTCGTCAGTAGGACAGGCTGAGGCTGATCCTGAATTTGTAGTTTTCCCAACAGGAAATGCAATGACCTCTGCTGTGGGGACAGTAGGAACATCAGTTTTCCTTACTGGTATTGGAATGACATCTACCATAGGAGATGCTGAGCAAGAGACATTATATGAAGCTCCAAGTGTAGAAGCTACAGCTAGTGAAGGTAATTTAAATATTCGTATAGATGTGAACTTTACAATCACTGGCAATTCTGTTACTAGTAGTACAGGTAATTTACAAGGCACTTTCTGGAGCCAAGTAGACGACTCAAACAGCGGAATAGTTTGGACAGAAGTTCATAAAGCTGCATAAAAGTTTTGACAAACTTTAAAATAATCATTAAATTTTAAATTAGGAGATTAAATGAGTTCAACATTTTCGACAGGTCTAAGAATAGAGCTACAAACCACTGGAGAAAATTCAGGAACTTGGGGTACAATTACTAACAATAACTTTTCCCAAGTATTTGAATTTGCTATTGCTGGTGTTTATGCAAAAACTCTTTCTGGAACAGGACCTACAACTTTAACAAATGCTGATGGACCACAATCTCAAGCTAACAACGAAGCTAGACAAAACCAAATTATTTTTTCTGGAACTATTTCTACAACACACATAGTGCAGTTTCCAACTACACAAAAAACTTACGGACTTTATAACAACATTGCAGGTGGTGCAGATGTTACTGCAAGATTAGGCGCCACTGGTAACACTTTAACAATTTCAAATGGAAAATATAGATTAGTTTCTACGGACGGAACTAACTGGTATGATATTTTCACACTTGCTGGATTAGGTGAGGCATGGATTAAGAAAACATCTGATTATACTGCATCAGCAGGTGACAATATTTTTGTTGATACAAATGGAGGAGCGGTTGCTATAACTTTACCAAGCTCTGCAGCCATTGGTGATCAAATAAAATTTATTGATGCAGAAGGAACTTTTGCAACTCACAATTTGACCGTAAATAGAAACGGTCACAAAATTCAGGGATCTGAAGCAAATTTAACAGTATCAACTAGTGGATCTGGCTTTGCGTTGGTGTACAATGACAGTGACAATGGTTGGAGATTAAAGTATAACGATTAATTATGGCTAACTTACAAGATATAACAAATAGAAGTGAAGTAGGAACTATAAAACCTTGGCCTAAAGCTTCGGCTCCAAGTGGTTATTTATTATGTGATGGATCGGCCGTATCAAGAACAACTTATGCTGATTTATTTGCAGTAATCTCTACGACTTACGGAGCAGGTGATAGCTCAACAACTTTTAATGTTCCAGATCTTCAAGGCAAATTTCCACAAGGTAAAAGTGGAACAACAAGTTTAGCTGGAACAGGTGGTGCAAACACCGTAACTGTTGCTGTAACAAACAACCAAGCTGCAACTAGCACTACAACGCAATCGGTTACAATTACTGGTAACATCGCTAATACCTCATTAACCACTGCACAGTTGGCTTCTCATGATCACCCTAACTTTCAATTTGGTCCTATGAGTAGAAGAATTTTCAACACTCCGTTTAACAACCAAGGCCCAGGTCAAAGCCCAAGTTTTGTAGCACCTGCAGGTTCAGGTACTGGTCACAATCACTCCCATACATTGTCAGGAACTTTAACAGGTAACATTACAACTACTTTAACAGGAGATGTAACAGCTTCTGGAACTAATGCATTTTCACCTTTCGTAATTGTAAATTACATAATAAAACATTAGGAGAGATAATATGGCTTCAGAAATTTTAATATCTTACGGTGACACAATCGTAATTGATCAATCAAATTCTCTAGGTGGGTTTCACATAAAATGGGCTGATAAAGGAAATGCATTTCCTAATATTGGTGATGATATTCATTATGTCATTTACAACACTGCACCTGGTGGGGATGAAGTACAACGTAAAGATCCTAGCACTCATATGATGACAGGCAATACTTCTTTAAGTAGTGTTAGTGATGTTGTTGGTAATGGAGTTACAGTTCAACAATTATTAACTTGGGGTGAAACTAGAAAAGGTCAAATCGAAGCTGCTGAGACAGCGTACGATACCGCTGTTGCCGATGACGAAAACAATGGCACTAATAATGCTGAGGGTAAAACTTGGAGAGACTACGATTCTAATTACTCGTAAAACATACCACGTATTTGTAATACCTTTCTTTTTTTAGGTCCAGTTACAGCACAAACTTTGTGCATAATACCATTTTTAATTACAATTAAACTATTTGGTTCTGAGTATACGCTCAAAGGTAAACCTCTTCCTGTATCTATTAAAGTTTCTCCACCCCAATTTCGATCCCAATTTTCATGAATATATAAAGAATAATTTAATGTGTAGACACCATCGTTGTGCCAATTTATGCCAGCATATTTATTATATTTATAAAAACTAATACGCAGATGAGAATTATGTTGAAAAGGAATAAACTCACAGTTTTTTACAACATCTAAAACATTTTTAAAAATTTCGTTTTTATATTTATATTCACCCTTATCTAAACTTGATAAATCACTTACTGTCGTAACTTCTTCCATAGTTACATTTTTACTTTCATCTAAAAAAAGAGTCTTCTCCCAATCTTTATAAGATTGATTTTTATCGTATTGATCGTAATTAAATTTTGCAACTTCTTTGAACAAATCATTAGGTAAAAAATCTTTTATGATTAAAGCGCAATCATCAATATTAGCATATATCTTCACTTATAACTCTTCTTTCTCCAAAAAAGCCTTTTATATTTATCATAAAAATGGCTTAACAAAGAATTCAAAGTTTTGTTGTGTAAGGGTTCATAATAAAAACCTGACCAGCTTTTCCAGCTCTCTCTACGAAAAGGTATTACCTGTATCATTGGCTGACCTTTTTTAATTAGAAACTGTTCATCTTTTTTATTTAAAATAAAAGGAAAGTGAATTAGGTTAATGTATGTGTCCGTATCAACTACTCCAGAAATTATATCAAATCTATCCTCTACTCTGTTCATAGGTTTAACAAAATAGCAGCTATAACCTGGTGGTGTTTTAACAAGCCATTTGTTTATGAATTTTCCTGCAGCATTTCCTGTTTTTTTCTTCCAACTTTCAGGTAACTGCACACTGTCGTGATAACCTGTATCTTGTTGCTCTCTATTTGCAGGAGTTATTGTAAAAGTTTCGTCAGCAGGATCAATGAGATAGTCTTGATCAAAAGGTATTATATAACCAGCTGTAAGACCATCCAAAAATGGTATGCAGCCTTTTATTGTTTCATCATGCATATTACCATGAGTAAATTTTTCTAATTTTTTATAATCCTCTGGTATAAACTTTGAAGATGGTTTTGGGTGTGGCCACACCTCTTCAAAATCCCTATCTGAAGCTATAAATTTAATTTCATTTTCACGCATTTGTATCCTCTTTTTCTATGATGAAATTAAATGACATTGATCTTCTTATAGGATCAACATCATTTGTTTTGTAAGGCATCACAAAATGTTGATGAGATGCTTCAAATATGTAAAAGTCACCAACTTTACAATCATAAAAATCACAGTGTGTATCTCTTGAAAAAAACCCAAGTTTACCATCTTTAAATTTATGAGGATGTTTTACATCATTTATAAAGTTTGGAACTTTTAAAAATAATACTGTAGACCACCCTGTTAAATCGTGATGTGTATGTGGTGGATTGTATTCATGTGGTTGCATATCATTGATCCACATTGTAAGTATTCGTAAATTATATTGTGGGTTTGTTGTTATACCAAAATGATTTAATGACATCATATAGTCATTAATATTTTTTTCCATAGTAGACATAATTTTTAATTTCGGCACTATGTCTGTAACTGTTAGTTCAGTATCTATTCTACCAGCAAGTAAACGCCCTCTGCTGTCTAAATTTTTTTTATTTTCATCAAATGTTTTATTAAGCTCATCTATTTCATTTAATGGTATTTGATACCTTTTTATTATTCTGCCAGATACAAAAGTCTTGCTATTCATACTTTCTTGTATTTTTACTACCATAATCGTGTCAAGAAAACAATTATAAAAAATACTATTGCGAACACAAAAAATATGATTACATTAGGTTCTCACCAAAATTAACAATCACAGGAGATATTATGAGCGAACAAGACTATTTAAAAGCTATTGCTGTCCTTGCTGACAAGGTGAGCAGATACCACGAAAGACTATTAGCAGTTGAGAGAGACTTTGAACGTCACATGAAAGATGCGACAAATCATTGCCCCGATGATTGCGATTGTAAAAAGTCTAATTAAAATATCCTATAATGGCGTATCTCCACAAGCCCCATTTAGCTATGTGGGCTGGAGCATGCACCATTTTTGAATTCCAAAAAATCGCCTTGTTTTCTTCAAAACCGATGATGTCTATTGGCTTATATTCATCTTGTAGAAGATACTTATCTTCAAAAAATCCTGTGCCTGTGTTTTCTTTTTCTTTACCCCTAATGTAAATAATTATTTGTCTTAGGACATCATGATTCTTATCAACATGTGGATGAAATGTCGGAACATTACAAGTTAAAGTGTGCTGCAAAGCAGTAATTTTCTTAGGTTTGTAATCAAAATATTTTTCTATATTTTGTGTTATTTCTTTTGCCAGTTCACTATCTTTTGATATCTCTATGCTTCTTTCTCTTCGACCATCAGCTTCTTTGTTAAGCTTTGCAAAAGTTTCTGTGCTTAAAAAATGTTTTTTTATTGCATAGTCGTAGTTCATTATCTAAACATCGTTGCTATTGAGTATCTCCATGTTCCAGTATTTTCTGTTTGCGCTGGACAGTGAATTACATTGGAGTCCCAAAATATAGCTTTATTTTCTTTAAAACCTATTACATCAACAGGGCCTTGTTCCATATTTTCTAATACGGTGTTGTCTTCCTTAAAAATACCAGTGCCGCTGTATAAGTCAGTGGGACCTGCGATATAAATTAAACATTGATATTTTACAGTATCAGTTAAATCTACATGAGGATGCAAAGTAGGTTGATTACCACACATTGTAAAATAAATGTGTGTGTATTCTTTCACAACAAAATTAAAATATTGTTTTATTTTTTTTGCTATTAGGTCAGCGACCTCACTATTATTTTGCACCTCCCTCTGATGCCAATACACATGATTCAACATTCTTTCTACGTCGTGCTGTTTAGGTGGCACATACTCTAAAGTTGTAAGTTGATTTTTTAAAGCTAAAAAATCTTGTTCATCGAAGAAATTGTTTTTGATTGCGTAATCAAAACCTTTTTTCATTCTTTAGGTGTTTGACCTAACATATCTCTTAAAGATGGAGCAAATACTTTAACATCTCGTCTAATTTTTTCAACAGTCGTTGAAGTGTTTGGATCGTCAATGTCTGCTTGCATGGCTTCTTCTGACTCGTACTCTTGACCTGTCTCTGTATTAGTGATCGTCGTTTCTGTTTTAACATCATATCTTGGTATGACTCTACCATCTTCTAGAGTTATAGTTCCTATTTGTTCTGCATTTTTAATTATTGGCATATTATCCTCCTGTCCACATTAAATTAAAACTTAAAATTACTCTATCTTCATCTGAAAGATTGGTTGCTACTTGATGTTGTAACCATGATGGAAAAAAAATCAAGGAATTTTCCTCTGGATTCCAATCTACACTATGAGCTAAATGTATAGATTGATCAGTTTTTTTGTTACAATCCATTATTTCTGCTTGCGGTCTAGGGTCTAAAAAAGTTATTCTTCCACTTTTTTCAGGTGTTTTCATATAATACACACCAGATAAAAAACTCATGGGATGTGTATGTATATTGTTTCTTGAACCAGGTTGATTTATTATACCCCACATGGCATCTAAAGTAGGGTTACAATCATCTACAGCATCTAAATGTTCAAAACACTCTTTTGCGTTTTGTAAAATAATTCCTGTAATTTCTTTGAATTCATCCTCTTTATATAAATTTAGATGACTGTGCCAACCGCCAACATTAGATCTTGGTGTACCAGTTTTGTTTTGAGATTTTAAATCATAAAGTTTTTGTATCATTTTACCATTATCCATCTCTATTTTTTTAACAAAAAATGGCGTTATAAATAACGAATGTAATTGCATTTCTGACATATGTATTCCTTTCTAAAGTTGACCCTTTGTAACCTCCATAAAACTTACAATTATGTGCACTTGATTAGCGGCATTAGCTTGGGCTTTTAGCACATCAGATTCTTGTAATACAAGAGGCTGAGATAATAATTCTGTTGTAGTATTAGTTGCTACACTTTTAGCTTTAAATAATTCAAAAGTAGCAGATGATCTTAATACTTCTAAATCGACTAGAGTGGTGCTTCCTGAGTCATTACAAATTAAAATTGATTTAACAACATCTGTTGTTGGTGGCACAGGTGGTGTCGCACCTGGATCAGCCGTAGGCACTGTCAATATTGTTGTTAAATCCGTTGATGTCATATCAACCATTGCACTTTTGAATGTATTAGCCAAGGAAAAATGTCTCCGATTCTGTTTCTTCTTTTAAATCTTGTTGAAAGTTAGTGTTTAATAAAAAAACAATTTGCTCTAATAATCTGACCATTTGATCAAACTGACTAGCGTCGTATTCTTGTGTTGCATTAGGTAATCTAGTTATATTTATTTTAGCCATAAAAACTCCTAAAAGGAAATGTGCCTATTGGTTCTTGAAAAAAATTATTTAAACTTCTTCTTGGCATGGTATTCATATTTAGTCCTTGTCCTCTGTTTTGTAATAAACTTGCAATGCCCTCTTCTATCTTATTTAACCGAGAATTTAAAGGTCCAAACATATCATCAAAATTTATCATTTGTTGACCCACTCTGTCAAAAGGTTGTGTATCTTCAGGTCCTTTTACAGTTTCTAATGGACCTGTGCCTTCAGGAAACTGTAATGTTGGAAGTGTTTTATCTCTCATGTCATCTACAAAAGTGTTGCTAGGTGGTAAAGGTTGTTGTGTGCTTGTAGATAAAAAATTAAGATCTGGCTTTGGCGTCTCTCCAATACTTTCTAAATATCTTCTAAAGTTATCTGCACTACCTGTGTCACCAAATTGTATTCTTTCACCTTGCGGTGTGGTAACATAACTTATTGCCTGTCCACCCATACGCATAAAAGCATCTGGATTTTGTTTGTAAAAATCTACAAAACCTTCTTTGTATCTGTCTGGTATATTACCTGGTGCAGTAATATTACTAAACGCATCATTTAATTTTGGTAGACCTAATATACCAGAACCTTGTGCTTTAAGTTCAAAAGTTGGAAGTTGTGGCATTTGATTACCTGCAGCCAAATACTCTTCTAAAGATGAAAAGCCCGCTCCAGGCTGACCAGGATCATTAAAAGCAACATATCTTCCCATATCACCTTCTTGACGAAACATCATTATCTTCTACCGTCTGGTCTTATTTCTAATTTTTGTGATCCGAGTCTCCATGGTGTATCATCTACTGTGTTAGTTGTATATCGTATTTTTACTGCTCTACCCCTACCTCTAACATTTATCTTTTCAGTTGTGCTAGTAATAGACCCACTTGTTTGCACATTAGCTGTAGATTGTGGATACTGTTCCAAAGTTAATTGTGCTGTCATTGTGTTAGCCAAATTGTCAAAATCAGGAACAAGTTTACTAACTGACATTAATTGATCACCGTCTGCTATCTCTACAGAACCTGTTTCTAAAAATGCAGTTATAGCCGTGCCATCTGCTTGATTGTTACCAGACTCATGTTCAAATATAGATGACGCACCAGCAGTCAAACCAAGTATGCTTGTGGCATTTGCGGTAGCAGACGAACTATATTCTGTGGCTATTGGTTTTTCATAAACATATGCGCCTAACCACGTAGTTCTTGCAAGATTTATTGTATACCAAGTGCCTTCTAAATAATTGTAAGCAACAGCTCTATCTATTTGAGTAGCGTTGGATGATGGATAATACCAAATTATTTCATTAAAAGCTGTATTTAAGCCTACGGCAATATCATTTTTGTTTGTATAACTAAGGTCATCAAATACATAATCTTGTACAGAACAAGGCATTTTCTTGACAACACCATCAAAAAGATAAAAAGCATTATCTGACATCCAATAAGCAACACCATTAACCTCTATCGCCGCATGTTGTGCAATTAAACCAGCATTGGCACCAAGTTGTCTTAAACCAAATGTAAAGGGTGTTCCAACAAACTGAATTCCATGTAATGATGTGTCTGTCCAAACTAGTATTTGACCAGTTGATTTTATAGCACCTACTATTCTAGAACCGTCTGTTATTCTTAAAGATCCTGCCTCATTTGTGGCAACAGGTGTATAATCCGTTGCATCCTCTCTATCTGAAAATCTGAACAGCAAATCATCCTGTGTGGCTGAATTGCCTATTGTTGTCTCTGTTCCAAATATTAGAAGATGTCTTGTGTCTGTAGAAACTAAACTAAATCTTGAAGCTGTTGGCGCGTTTGATAATGCTGTTGCTCTCGTGCCAAAACTAGTTGAGGTATCCCAAATAAAAGTTCCACCATCTAAAACAGTAGCAATCAAATCTTCTCCAAAATTATCTAATGACCAATTTCTACCAGCGACTACAACATTTGAAGAGGATCTTGGTTCATCCCAAGTGCTTGCTCCCCAAGTCTCTGTGCCCCATCCATAACCGTATGTCGAAGATGTTGGTCCTGGATTTATTTGATATGTGGCAGTAACTGACCCTCCACCAGCAGCTGTAGTACCCGAAGCATTAGTGCCCGCATTTATTGTAAAAGTATTTCCTGACGGCACTGTAAGGATCTCAAATTCAGCATTAAAATCTATACCATCAACAACGTTAGTGGAAGATCCGTTATCAAATGTTACAAAAGCACCCACTTCAGCATTGTGACCAGCGTCTGTTACAGTCACAGTGGCAGAACCACTTGATGTTGCAAACGGATTAGTTAAAGCCTGTGTTTCCCTAAGTGGTGTTATGTCATAAACTTTACCCTCAGAAAAAATATAGAGTTTTCTATCTGTTCCTAAAGCCAAATATCTCGTGCCATCTAAACCGATCCAAGAATGTGTATCTCTAACAACACCCACCACTGTAACGTTAGGATTTGGTAGATTAGACCATCCACCCCATCTTTCAGGTTTTCCATAGTGAAACCTTACAAAATCAGAATCTACGTATTTTCTTTCATCCCCTGCAGAATATGCAGTATCTTGTTTATCTATTCCTGGTTGAAATTTTAAATCTACTAATTGCATGATAAGACAGTATTATCGGAATATCAGAAAAAATCAACGATTAGAGCCAACGAGGTTGGTCCAATATTGGATGCTAAATCTTTGTTGAGGAAATGGCACATCTTTGCCACTTTTTGACTTAATAGGTGTTATGGCATGATGAATATATGTTGGAAATACAACCATTAAATTGTTTTGATTAGGTATTTCTACTATTCTGCCATCATCCATAAATAACATGTCTCCACCACTCAATTCATCACCCTCATTAAGAACTAAATTAAAAGTAAAAAATTCAGAGTCTGGGTGCCAATTGTAATAGCCACCATTATTATAGGAAATAACATGAATTTTGAATTGCTTTTTTTTAGTTAAAAAATGAAAAGCATTTGTTCTACCTGAATTTTGTATAAATTGAAAAAACCCTTGATGGTAAAACCAATTTCCAAGATCACAAATAGCTTCATTATTTTCTGTTGTTTCACCATGATCTATCCAATAATCTAGCCCACCACACTTATTATTAAACAAATTTATGTCACTATCGCTCCAATTAGGAATATTAAATCTACCTCTATTATTCAATAAATCTATTTTAATTTTTTGCAGCATCGGATCTGGTAAAAAATTTTTACATATAATTATGTTTTCAGACACATATTCGTAGTTCATTTTGCTCCTTTAAATTGAGTGGCCACATTGCCTCTAAAAGAATAATTACCATAATGAGTCATGCCACTCAAGACATCAGCGTATATTTTTCCACCCATATTTTGCCATAATCTACAAAAAGCATAGTCCTCTGATAAATATCTTTTAGTTTCTGGTTCTATCATTGTGTCAAAAAAAGTGTAATTCCAATCGGATGTTTTATGATAATCAAATTCTTTATCATGTGATTGATTTATATGTTGATCTGGTTTAAATTTTAACTCAGGATAAAC